GGCGATCAATCAGAATCAAACAAAAACCCAAAAGAAGAATTAGATGATGAAAACGATTCAAGTAGAAAATAAGCAAGGCAAGGTTAAACTAAATGAAGTTGTAACCCGTGAATCCATTGGTCGAATGATTGATGAGATTAGCAAACTATTCGGAGCTAAGGCAGTCGCGGATGGTGCGGATTTTGGCGAAATCATGAACGTAGCGGAAAACGCCGTTGATGTTTTAGATATCGAAATCAACTCCCCAGGCGGTAGCGTTTTTGATGGCTATACAGTTTATCAAGAAATCAAAAGCCTGCAAGATCGTGGTGTTGTCGTCAACGCAACTATTACTGGCATGGCTGCATCGATGGCTAGCGTCATCTGTATGGCGTGTAACAAAGTATCAATAGTTCCACATGGTCGCATGATGATCCATGACGCATCCAGCGGGTTCTCTGGCAATGCCGACCAGATGCGGAAACAAGCTGACCTTCTAGATTCGATCAGTTCAGATATCGCTAATATCTATTCCTCACGCACTAAAAAGCCAGTTGAGGATATCCGAGCTATGATGAAAAAAGAAACTTGGATGGACGCTAAAACAACCGTAGATAATGGATTTGCCGATGAAATAGCAGAGAAAAAACTAAACGTATCTAACAACCTAACAGCCGTGCTTGACATTGTAGACGAAAAAGGGAATAAATCACCCATGAGCATTTTAACAAAGCTGTTCCCTAATAACGATCAAGTAGCGAATCTCGAAAACGCAATTCAAGAAAACGATTCTCTTCGTGCTGAGATTGCAGACCTTCAATCTAAACTTGAAACCGCAAAAAAAGTAGATCAGACTCTTATAGAGAACACCGTCAAAATTGAAAACTTGACCGCTGAACTAGCAACCGCACAATCCGAACTGGAAACAGTTAAGGCTGAGTTGGAAGAAACCAAGGCAGCAGTAGTTGTTGAGGCAGAATCCGCCAGCGATAAAGCAATCGAAATGCTAGCTGGTATCGGTCAATCAGACCCGCTTCCAATCGAAAACGGCGGCGAGCAAAGATCTATCTTGGAGCAATTTGAATCCCTCAAAGGTTCTGAGGCAACCGCATTTTATAAAGCTAACAGAAAAGCTATCCTTTCCGAACAATCAAAACGTAAATAATCTCCTAACAAAATAATACCATGTCCACAATCGCAACTAATGACAAAATTTTCGTTCAAGAGGCTCTCAATGCCTTTACCGCTGGTCTCGCACCGCTGAACGCATTTACCCGTTCTTATTCAAGTGAAGCTCGCCGTAAAGGTGATGTTATCGCTATCCCTCGTGCCGATGCACTTAGCACGACCACATTCGCATACGCCAACAACAGCGGCTTCCCATACGAAACCGAAGGCGGAACGCTCAACACTATCAGCCTTAACCTTGACCAACACCAGATCGTAGGTGTCGATATTACTGATATTCAGTTCGCCAATAGTGGTTCTGCTGAAATCTCCGTATTCGCTCGCCAACAAGGACGTGCTTTGGCTCGTAAGTGTATCGAAAACATCTTCTCGTTGGTTTCTATCGCTAACTTTGGTGCAGCCGCTGCAACTGCGGTTTCCATCGGTAGCACTGGTCTTACCCAACTTCGTAATGCTCGTAAAACTATGGTTGATCGCAAAGTAAATGGCGAAAACCTTAGCCTTATCGCATCTAGCGAATTGTTCGCTTCGCTTCTCGGTGACAGCAATATCTCACAAGCCTTCCAATACGGCGGCAATGAAGCCATCCGTGAAGGTCGCATTCCTCGCCTTCTTGGTATGGATGTCTATGAGACAAACGCTCTCGCACTTGGCGGAACTCTTTCCCTCATTGGTTTCCTTGCACATCCTGACGCAATCGCAGTCGCCATTCGCCAGCTGTTGCCACAAGACAACTCGCAATACCTTGCAGTTGATACCGTGGTTGATGACGAAACTGGTCTTGGTTTCACCTATCGCCGCCACTTCAACCCAGGTAAAGGTCGCCATTACGCATCCTTTGAGTGCTTGTTTGGATTTACCCAAGCTCTTACTCTCGGACTCGGAATCCTCCGCAAAGCTGACTAATTCTCTAGTGTTCGTAGTTCATAAAAGCACCGCTCAGAAATGGGCGGTGTTTTTTTTATTTGACAAAATCGGTTAGAATTACTAATTCTAACAGCGAGATATGAAATTAAGTTTAACCTGTATAACAGGGAATTGCGAAAAGGATATCGTTAGATTCCTAGATGCCTTCCAGCCGTATGTGGATGAGATTGTTATGGTTCGTGCCATTGGCGATCAAGAACCAGATAAGACTATTGAAATAGCTAAATCCAGAGGTTGTATTACGTCTGAGTATTTTAATGCTAAAAAAGAATGGAATCATGTAGATGATTTCTCAGCAGCACGGAACGTAGCTTTAAGCCTAGCAACAGGCGATTGGTCTATGTGGGCTGATATGGATGATATCTGCGATGGGGCGGATAAGATTAAAGAGCTACTGGTTAAAGTTCCAGACGATATCTGGATGGTATCATGTCCCTATGTGGTTAGTGAACAAGGCGTGGTTTCTAACTTTAGGGAGCGGTTCTGGCGGAATAGCGGTAAGTTTAAATGGATTAACCCTATCCACGAAAACCTAGTATGTATTGATCGTATGCCTAACCCAGCGGCGACAACGACCCAGTTTAAGGTTATCCACAAGCCAGAAGATCACAAAGGATGCACGCAAAATAGAAACCTGCGTATTCTGGAAACAGTTCCAGAGAAAGAAAGGTCGGTCGGGCATAAGTTTTACTACGCTCAAGAGTTAATTAGACGTGATGATCCTAGGTCTATTGATGCGGTTAAATCCTTTTTATCTGACAAAGAAAGCAATACTCCAGAACGGTTTGAAATGCTAATGACCTTGGCGGCTAAATCGGATGACTACGGATCTAAGGCTAATTTCTATTTACAGGCATTTACTGAAGATCCAGGTAGGGCAGAACCGCTTTACGAGTTAGCCGCATTGTCTTTGGCTTGTGATAATACTAAAAACGCCCTAGCCTACGCCGAAAAGATGATGGCTTGCAAGTATCCAGATAACCCGTGTTGGAATCATCGTAAGATGTTTTACGAGTTTTGGCGTGATGATCTCTACTGGCAATGTCTAAGAGCATATGGTGATGTTTATTTGGCTGATATTTTACGCCGTAATGCGGCTATTAAAACTGGAAAGCCTATAATATCATTAATCCATGCGACTAGGGGTAGAGCGGCTCAAGCGGTTAAAGCTAGGCAGAACTGGATTAGAACGGCTAACCATCCAGAGAGAATCGAGCATATATTTGTAGCTGATTTGGATGATGAGGAATCCGTAATTTTATCGCGGTTTCCATCGGCTTTCATGGCTGAATCCAATGGTTGCGTAGGTGCTTGGAACTATGGGGCATCACTTACAGAAGGAGAAGTCTTAGTGCAACTTAGTGACGATTGGAAGCCCTTTAAAGGATGGGATGACGCTATTCTTGATGCTATTGGTGATACATCTAAACCATCGGTATTAGCTATCTCTGATGGGCATAGAACGGATGATTTGCTATGTATGGCGATTATGACCAGACAACGGTATAAAGACCAAGGCTATATGTTCCATCCTGAGTTCTTCTCGATGTATTCGGATAATTGGTTTTCAGAATGTGCCTTCCGAGATGGCGTAGTTATTGATGCTCGTAATTCAATTAAATTTGAACACGAACACCCAGTATTCGGCAAGGCTGAGATGGATAATACTTACGCTAGAAGCAATGCAAACGAGCATTACGAGAGGGGGGCAAAGGCATTGGAACGTCTACGGGCTGGGATTAAAACCAGTTCAGATATTGTCGGATGGTGTGACTATAAGCACTTCTACCGATCTATCGCTAAAGTAATACCAGACGGCGGTAAGTTCGTAGAGGTAGGTAGCTGGATGGGTCAGTCAATTATATGCCTAGCCCAAGAACTGCAAAATCTAGGTAAAAATGTGCAACTGTATTGCGTTGATACTTGGAAGGGCGAGCAAAATCAACCCACGCATTTACAGGTAGTAGATGACCACGGCGGTTCAATACTTTGGAAATTCAAGCAAAATATCGAAGCTGCGGGTGTATCGGAAATGATACAGATTATTGAATCCGATAGTGCCGAGGCTGCATCTTTATTTGAAGATAATAGTATTGATGGTTGCTATATCGATGCGGCTCACGATTACGAATCAGCTAAAAAGGATATTAACGTTTGGTATAGCAAAGTTAAGCCTAAAGGAATTTGGGCGGGTCACGATTACCCTTGGCACGAAGTAGAGCAAGCTATCCACGAACATTCCGAGAAGCATAAATACAAAGTAGCTGGAATTGGTCGGGTATGGATTAAAGAACCAGAAGCAAAACCATGAATCATAGAACAACGCACGGCAGTAAAGGCGATATGCCAAGGAAAGTAGATACAGCTACATACGGTAGCAATTTTGACGATATATTTAGAAAAAAAGATGAAACCAAAACTAAGCATACTAATAGCGACAATACCAGGACGAGAAGAGCAATCAAAGGCACTAAGCGAAAAACTAGCTAATCAAATTGGAAATCTACCAGTTGAATATCTAATTTTAAGCGATAACCGCAAACGCTCAATCGGGGCTAAACGTCAAGCCTTATGGGATATAGCCGAGGGTGAATATGCGGCGATGGTCGATGATGACGATGATATTTCTAATAATTATATCGAGGAATTACTTAAAGCTACTGAAACGGGCGCGGAGGTTATTACCTTTGAACAACGGGCTATTTATAATGGCTTGGAATCCAAGGTTGTCTTTAAGTTAGGACAGGGCGATCATGCCTTTATTCCGAATGGTATTACCTTGAGGGATGCGTGGCACGTTTGTGCATGGCGGCTAGATAGGGTTAAAGATTGCCAGTTTCTCTACTGCAATTACGGCGAGGACAAGGCATGGTCTTTACAGGCACGGCAACAGGCTAGGACGAGCTTTCATATCCCGATGGTCTTACATACCTATAGGCACGATGCGGAGACCACAGCCGCACCAGAGCCTAATGGGGTTTGATTTTCGTTAGATTTAAAGCTATGGCTTATCTATGTCTATTCTAACAGATTTCGCGACCAATGCAGCTACATCGGCTTTTGCTATTATCGGGGCTGAAACGCTAACCATTGGAGCTAATTCGGTTAGTTGTATATTTAACGAGGCTAACGACAGTAACGAGTTTGATGGGGCTGGATATGAGAAAACCAAGACTCTAACCGCTGTATTGAAAACCACTAGCCTACCCGCTGGAACGCTACTAGAGAAAAAAGTTACTGCCCGTGGTATCAACTACCGCATTAAAGGTATTGAGAAAGGCGGAACATTTACGACTTTAAGGCTAGAAACCGATACGAAAGGATGAGTGTAACCAAGGTAAATGCTACTATTGACCAGCGAAAACTGGAGAAATCAATTCGTAGATATGCTAAAGAGTTTGGTGAATCATCGGCTCAAGCAGTAACCAGATGGTCAGTCCAGACTTGTCGGGAGTTGGCTAAATATACTCAACCGTTCGGAAAGAATACGGCTCAAAGAAGCCCAATTTGGAACGATGCTTTAAACTGCGTAATCCCACTTAAAGGTAGACAACCTAGAGGATTATTCGCGCTAAAAACGCCACAGGAGATTATAGATTGGATAGATGTAAATAGGATTAGACGAGGTAGGCGCGTTCCTAAATTACCCGTAAATCAACGCAAAAAATGCTCTATGGAGAACCTTAAAAGAGCAATAGAGATCAAATCCAAGCAGTTAGGCATGGCTAAAGGCGGATGGATTGGAGCTGGGCAGCAAATAGCTAGAAACCAGACAGGGACGAATAGGATTAACATTAGCTCAAACTTCATAAGCTACGCCCATAAATTCGCCAACCTAGGGACAGCTACGCCGCCAACTAACGGATTTAAGCCAGTAGCGACAACTACAAACAAGGCTAGACACGCATCAACCAACTACGTTTTAAGGATGAGTCAGATCAAACGAGCTATCGCAGACGGGCGTAAAAACACGCTTAAGTTTTACGAGAACGTATTAAATAAAATAAACAATAAAAAGCCATGAGCAATATAAACGAGACATTAAGGTTATGGGTAGAGGGTCAAAAGGAAAACTATGACTCTCTAACGGATTTTGAGGTAGTAACAATGGGACAGGACGATATTCTTGAGTCGCCGTATATTGCTATTGTTACGACAGGCAGTTCCGAACGGGTGGATTCTGGTGTAGTTATGCGTGGCGTTAGTGATTTTGCTGTAGAGGTAATTCTAACAACTATCCCAGTAGAAGAGGATGACGGCGGGACTCTAGCAGACGATGATAGGCAAGCCGCGCTAGACCTTTACCAGATTCTAGCAGATATGGCGGCTATTGATATTCTATCAGAATCCGAATCTTGGCGAGTGTTTGACATTCGCCCCGAGGGGTATAATACTGAGTCAAACGATGGGAAACGGGTTACGACCTATCCCTTAACAGTTACCGCTTGTCCAATCTAACTATTTAACTATATGTCAGCCACAGTATTTGCAGCCGCTCGATATGGAGCAACAGATGATTCATCCGCAACAGGTCTATTAGTTGGGAATATCAGCTATACCTATTCCTCAGAGCAAGCATTTGCAAAGAACCACCTTGGATCAGATGTCGGTGCATCTCTTTACAACGAATCAACCGAGATTAGCATTAGCGGCGTAGTTAAAACAAAAGCAACTGGATTAGTTCCAGATATTGCGGCTGTTTTGACATTGGCTAACAGTTCCGCTGATACTTTAGCAGCAGACAGCAAAAACCTCTTTACAACTCCTACCGCTGGTGCAGGTGTTCTCGTAACGGGTGCAACCTTAAACCGCGTAAATAGTGAGTTTGAAAACGGCGAGGTTTCAGCTATCTACAAACCGCTAATCTCACTTTCCAGCCCAGCGGTTTTAACGTAATAATTTAAAATAAGAAATTTAACAAGATATGAAAAAAACTCCAATCGGAGAGTCTTTTGGCACGGGTGATTTAAACCTAGCTGCGGCGGTTATGACTATGGGAGTCCCGCCAGAACGAGATGTTGTTAAGTTAATTGCCAGCACGGACGGCAAGGATTATGTTAGGTTTCTACTAAGGGACGTATCTATTGACGGCACTTTAAAAACATCCGCTTTAATGGATTCGTGGTCAGATTCGGCTAACCATATTAAAACCTATCCTACTTGCAGTTTTGGTAAGATTATGTCGTTTATCCTGGCTCGCCCTAGTGATTGCAAAAGCTACATAGAATGGTGCGAATATGCGTGTTCATGGTTAGAAATAAGTATGAACCAATGCCGCCAAATGATGATTAAATCGCCCAAGGTATGGGAGACATCGCCCGATTCCGAACCAGCCTATATTCTGGGATTTATCGCCAATCGTTTCTATTTATTGGATATGGCTAACAGATTCCGTAAAGATGGTAACTTTGATGTTTACGCCGAGTATGGCAAGGCATCGGCTTTAATATCCGAAAGACTACCAGCTAATATGCGTCAATTTCTGCTCTCACAATTAAAATAATATGAAATACCAAGAATTAAAAAAAGGAACGCTAGGGCTAATCCATTGGCTCAAAAGCACGGCTAAGAACCCTACTATCCTAATCGGATCTAGCGATCTAAGGGATGTAGCCGAGGTATGCTGGGCTTTTACTTTACCACTAGAGGATATCGAGAAGATGACCCCGCAAAAGGTTAAATTGGAAGTTAACTCGTTTATGCGTGACCTAACAGCAGATGATTTCCAAGCGTTACAGAATCACGCTGAAAAAGAGATCAAGAAGTTCTTTAGCACCGATACCCGCCCAAAAAAGCAATCAGCACCTCAACGGGTGCAGAAGAAACTAGCCAAGTAGAGATTTCGCCATTAGCTACGGCTATTCACATTTTAACCCGTTATGGTCTAACTGCCAGAGAGATTAAATATGACCTAGATATCGAGCTAGCTAATCAGTTGTTGAGTTGCCATTGGATGAGTTTAGGTTTAGAAGTTGAATATACAACTGACGCCTTAACAAACAAAGTAATAAGACAAAACAGCATCGAGCAAACATCTAAACGTAAAAAAGAATGGCGATTGGAACTACTTTAAAAATTGGGTTTGATGCAACGTCTGTAAAACGTGGCTTAGACGGGCTTGGATCTAGTGTAGCTGGATTTGCTGGTAGTATTGCTAAAATGGGTGTAGCTAGTTTGGCTGCTGGTTTAACCGCATCTGGCGTAGCTATTGTAGCGTTTGCTAAAGGTTCATCAGAGGCTGCCGCTAGCATGGAAACATTGGAAATCCAATTCGGAGTATTACTTAAATCTACGGAGGCAGCTAAAAACATGATTGGAGAGTTTCGTAAAGAAGCCATCAAATCTCCATTATCCGTAGAAGATTATGCCAAAGCGGGTAAAACCCTATTAGCTTTCGGTATGTCATCGGAAAAGGTAATGCCTACTCTTAAAGCATTGGGCGATGTTTCAATGGGTAATTCCGAGCGTTTTGATTCGTTGGCGTTAGCCTTTGCACAGACCCAATCAGCTGGTCGTTTAATGGGTCAAGAGGTTCTCCAGTTCGTTAACGCTGGATTTAACCCATTACAACAGATTTCAAAGAAAACTGGTCAGTCTATGGTTGAGCTTAAAAAGGCTATGGAGGATGGAGCTATTTCAGCCAACATGGTTGCAGAGGCTTTTATGGACGCAACTAAAGAGGGCGGCTTATTTTACGGAGCATTGGAAAAAGGATCACAAACCACAGAGGGTAAAATAGCTAAACTTAAAGATACAATATTTGGTTTAAAAGTAGCTTTTGGAACTGGATTTAACGAGGGTCTAAAAGATGCCTTAGATGCCAGTAACAATTTCCTGCCACAGTTTGAGAAAAACATGAAAATAGCTGGTAGTTATGTCGGAATAGCTATTTCGGAGGCAGTCGCGGGGGATGCTAGTAAATTCATTTTGCTTGGGGAAATAATCGGCGAGGGAATAAAGGTTGGTTTGATGACAGCATTAAGCAAAGGTGGTTCTGATATATTTAAATTTCTAAGCGGTGCTTTAACCGATGTGGCTAAACTAAATCCACTTATTGCGGCTACTGATAAATTAACAGGTAGTGGATCTAAAATCCAAAATAAACTATTTGAAGCCGACACATCCACATCATCCATAGCATCAGAGGAATTTGCAATGTCTAGGTTACCAGCACTACTAAACCAGTTAGGCGGTCAAGCGGCTAAAATAGAAGCCGAAAATGCTCGCAAGGAAGAAATATCTAAGCAAGCAGAATTAGTTAAACAAATAAAATCTCAAATGTTTGAGGAGTTTGCACCTGGTAGTGGTATAAAACAAACCGTCAGCTTAACTAAGGCTTTGGGTATTTTAATGAGTATTGATAAAAAACTAACAACATCACCACCCGCTAAAATGTAATGAGTGCTAAACTATTTCTAAGTGAATCAATTATTCCGCAAGCAGATTTTGAGGCTACTCAAGAGGAAAACGGACAATGGAAAGCCAATCAATCGTTTTTGGTTAAAAAGGGTGATTTTGATAATCTAGCTACTAGACTATTCTTTTCTAGGGGCAAAACGCCAACCGATTTAGACCCAAATAATGACGCTTATTTTAACTTCTTAAAACTCAAGACTACAACGGTAGGAACGGAGGTTGGAGGCTATACGGTTATTAGAGTTGAGTTCCAAGGGTATTCTTACCCGATTGGAGATCCGCCAGAGAACGAAAAATCATATATGACTACGAGTTATCGTGGTTCACTTAAAACAGTTCCAATAACTGAACATCCTAAATTCGTAGCAACCTCGGATAGTGAAAAATATATGTTGGGTCTCTTAATGTCTGGTGAATTTACACTAAATGATGATGGATACAGTCTAGGTAGGTGGATTCATTACGAGTCGGACATTACCACAGAAGAGCCTATAATGAAACTGGTTACCCTTGCGAATATAGATAACCCAGGCAGTCCATATACCTTGGTATCATCTGACTCTAGGGATTTAGCTGCACTAATAGCCAAGGGTGTTCGTGATTACGAAGTCGGCACTTATGAATATGTAGTGAGATGGTCAAGTGATGAGCCATTACAGGCAACCGATATTGACAAATTGGGCTTGGTCGCAGAACCTCTAGGTAATCCAGTTAAGCCATCGAATGGAACTAGAGAATGGAAACTAGCCACCCTTAATCAAGAACAAGAGGGAACGGATGAGCCAACTTATACGATTGAGTTAGTTTATCAGTTATCCGACAAAGACGGATGGGATGTTACACTTTACACCTAATGATAAGAAAACCACAAGTCACGATACCACGCCAACCCAGATCGGGCTTGGATGTTTTAAACTGGGCTAAAGATGTTAACTACGCAATTAGGCAATTAGCGGCGGCTAGAGAGGATTATATCGGTTTAAAAACAAATAATTCATTTGGCGGAATCAATAAAAACTACACAAGTCACCCGTGGAAATGCATATCTAACGGAAACAATACAATTACGGTATTAAGTGGAAACTTATGGACTTATCGTAATAATGGTACGGGTTATGCTGGTGATCCTATTGATTATACTGCTTATCCATTAGAATTTGATGGGGTTAATGATTTAACAATTACAGCTACGGGTTACGTGTATGCTCTTTGCGACATTGCACCAATATTAGTTTTGCATGATACAGGGCCATCTGGTATTCCATTTTGGAGCGAAAGAGATGTTTTTAGCGGAACTCCAGAAGTTATTTTTTCTACTGATGCACCAGCAGTTTATTCCCCCCAAACAGATACCCGTAATTTTGCTATACCATTGGCAAGCGTTGGTTGGAACTCAGGAGAAAGCATTGCTAATGTATTAAAACAATACGTAGTTGATGATATATGGCCAGTTGGCGGAAGTGCCACTTACGAGCCAAATCCTTGATGTTTCATATAACTCAATCATCATAAGTAATTTTTCTTTAAATTCTAACAGAATTGCGATTTGACTTTTAGCCGTTAGAAAGCAATGATTCCGCTATGAGTATTGCAAACGCCACGGCTAACTTTGGACTATCGGCAACTGGAACAGTAACTAGACCGAATATATCTGGCAGCGTTATTGTTGGGCAGTCATCGGCTTCGATGGCTTTAACATCCAGCACTTCTGCCTTCCACGCTCGGCTTTACTTGCAAGATAGTGGTAATGACGCAACTTTAAATACTAACACCTTCGCTACGGCTATTGACTCCAATGCGGCGGTCGCGGCTACTGGAACGCTAACCTTAACGGGTCAACCCACAGCGGCTCAAACCGTAACCATTGGCAGCACAGTATATACCTTTAGGGCTACTACTGTCCCAGCGGCTTTTGACGTTCTAATTGGTGCAACAGCATCGGATAGCTTGGATAACCTTATTTCAGCAATCAACGCATCTGCTGGGGCTGGAACTACTTACGGAACAGGCACTACGGGTCATCCTACGGTCGGTGCGGCTGCTGGGGCTGGTGATACCATGGATTTAACCGCTGATACGGCTGGAGAGGCTGGAAACGCCATCGCAACCACCGAAACGCTAACCAACGGTAGCTTTGGGGCTGTAACGCTTACAGGCGGGGCTGAGGCTAACGTATGGGAAGGTGCAGCCAGCAACTACCAAGGCGATGCCTACGGAACTAATACATCTATTCACGGCTTACTGGTCTATTGCGTAAGCGGCAAGGTTGTAGTTTCTAACAGCACCAGCCTAGTCATTCCAGTTACGGCTGGATCTAAAGCACTTATTTCCTGCCCAACTGCCATTTCCGAGCTACTAGCAACTTTAACGTTCTTAGCCGCTGCAAACGATACAGAAGTCTACATTACCTGCCTTGGCGTAGTATGAGTTGTAATACAAATATCACCTTATCTCCAGTAGTTTATCGGGATACATGGGATGGGCTATCTAATTGCTCATTTTCATCCGATGGGAATGCTTTTACGTCTAACTTATCAGTTGTTAGAATGTTCTTTCGTGATGAAAACGGAGATGTTGGGCTACAACTTAGTAGTGCGGATTCTGAGATAGTTATAGATGACGCATCAAACTGGGAATTTACCGTAAATGCTGTATCTCCAATGACTCTATCTATCGGTGTTTGGGATTGGTCTATTGAGACTAAAGACGCTCAAAACATCGTTAAAACACGAATTTTTGGATCACTTGAAATTTTAGATGATGCAACACAATGAGCGAATACATCACGATAAATCTAACCCAGCCGAAGGAAGAGATCAAGTTTTCATACACCGAGCAAAACGAAGAGATTGTTTTCAGTTTCTCCGAGGCAGCACGTGGCGCACAAGGTGAGCCAGGCGCAGCCGCCACAGTCGATCAAACGATTATAGATGGCAGCAGCAACGCCGTATCTGGAAACGCCGTATTCGATGGACTAGCACTCAAGGCACCGATTGCTAATCCTACCTTTACTGGAATCGTAACAGCTCCACGGATTACAGGTCGATGCGATGGGATCGAGGTCTTATGTAAGGCAGGACTTGCTATCAACGCTGGGCAGGTCGTCTATATCACAGGGGCATCTGGCAACAATATCATCATCGGGCTTGCACAAGCTAACACAGAGCCGACATCCAGCAAAACCATAGGCATCAGCGAGTCAACCCTTGCTCACAACGCTACTGGCTACGCAATTACAGAAGGACTGATGACTGTAAGCATCTCCGCTCCATCTGCTATCGAAGGCGATCCGATCTGGCTTTCATCATCGACCGCTGGAGGTATGGTATTCGGACTTGCCAACAAGCCATCCGCACCAAATCACATCGTTTATCTCGGCGTTGTAACACGCAAGAGCGGCAACACAGTCGTCGAAATCTACGTCAAGATCCAGAACGGCGCAGAACTCGATGAGCTTGCCGATGTGGCGATCACAAGCGCAACCGCAGGACAAGCGTTAATGCGTGGTGCTACTACTTGGGAAAATCGCAGTCTTGTTAGCTCCGATATTTCAGATGCTACAAACTTAGCCATTGCCAATACGGTCGTAAAAAGAAGCAATTTGGGAAATGTGTCTTTCTCAAAAACTACAGGGGCTGGTGCGACTCTTGGCGTAATTGGGGCTGGAGCGCAAGGTATCACATCAGATGTGACCACTGGAACTGCAGGTCTTTTCACAGCAACTTCAGGAACGGCATTTAGAGGATACTCATCAACTGGAACCGATCACGCGCAATTTGGCGAAATAACTGGCGATAACCGCTCATTTATCCGCCGTGTCCTCGGCTTGTTTGGGTGGAATCGCGGATCATTCGTGCAGACGTTAGGCAGCCCAGCAACACTCACAGCAGACAGCGCGATTGAGTTACCAGATATTGCAAGCGGCACAATCGCTTTAACTAGCGACAGTCGATTTACCGATGAGCGAGTTCCGACCGCAGCGGGACTGACCAGCAAATTTGGGACTAACAAAGCAACAATAGCAAACGGCGACAAGTTCACAATCCTCGACTCAGCCGCATCAGACGCACCGAAGCACACGCTCTGGAGCTTGATTGTATCAACTCTTACCACGGCTTTTAACGCTCTCTATGTCGGACTTACAGGCAACCAGACCATCGCTGGGAATAAAACTTTTAGCGGTCAAACCGAGTTAACAGGACAAGCTGCCACAAACTCGACTAGCGCAATGACGAGGGGATTAGTTGAGTCTGCCAAAAAACTTAGAACAAACGAAAAAATCTATGGTTGTTATAGTGTAACAGCTAGTGGAGGAGGATCATCAGCGGGGGCTAACACTTACGGTTTGGGATTTGCTCAACTTATAGCTGGAACTGCTACAAGCTCTTATGCTTTTGGTTACTATGCACTAGAACCTACTAATAATGGGTTTGGATCTGGAGCAGGCACAAATTTTGGTGCGAATTGGGAGCTAACAGGATCATTTAGACATAGCGCATCTGATAACCACGAAGGAGTTTTTAGATTGGGGGTTGCTGTTTTAAGTAATGCGACAAATTTAGCAAACGCCAATGCGTTTTCTAGCATTGGAATCGGTTTTGAATTTGGCAGAGTTAGCACAAACATAAACCAAGCTAGAATTATTTATCATGATGGTTCTACATATAAAACATCGGCTTGGGTTACGGTTTATACTGGAGATCCAGTTCAAAGAGAATTTGCATACAGACTACATAATAACGGATCTGGAACTATCACGTTATACATGACAATAACTGGATCAAATAATGCAGGTTCTCCATCAATGCTGAATATAGCATCTCTAGTGTCCGTTACTGATGGACCTACTGGAGTATCCGCTAACAGTTCTGGTATTTATTGGAGTGCAGTAAACTCTAGTGCCACTTATACAATAGGACTAGGTAGACTTTCGCCATCGCCTATTTTGATGACCTTTTAATCAACCAATCCAATGTCCAATCTAATCAATAAAACAACCGCGCAGATCAAAGCTGAGAAAATCGATGCGTTGCAATCTGAGTTGCAGAACCACGTTGAATCCATCTTATCGCTAATCCACGCCGCAGCGAATACCGACGGCGAGCAGCAAGCGATCCTCGACGTATTCGGAACAGGTGCAACCGCCGCTCTGACCAAATACGGAACGCTCCACGCGGCAATCTCTGCATTGAACCCAGCGACGACCGTTCCAGTTCCCGATCTGACCGTATTCCAGCCACAACCAGACGGCACAGTTCTATTCGTTGCAGTTCCAGAAGAAGCTCCTGAGCCATGAATGAACATTCGCACCTCTATAATCTAGTCAACGGAGCGATCGGGGCTGTCGGGTCATTTTTAGGCGTTCTTAGCACCTGCCAAGAGCAGCTTGAATTTAGCGTTAGAATCACAGGCGGGTTGATCGGTATCTTGGTCGGTTTGATTACGCTTTATAATTTCATCCGTAAAAAGAAGTGATTGAGTCGTTTCCAGATATCCCAGCTAAATTCGAGAAGTATGGATCTAACAACGGATCTATGCTAATTAAGGTATTGGAGAATTTTCGTTATCTATCTAGCTACGGAGTTATCAAAGTTCCAAAGGGATTCCTTAGTGACGGAGCATCTGTGCCACGTCCGTTCTGGGCTATATTCAGCCCGTTTAATGGCGACTATTTCGAGGCTGCTTTAATCCATGATTACCTGTATTCCAAAGCATCCGACTTTGACCATCCTATGCTAACCCGTCCAGAAGCTGATGAGATATTCAAAGAAGCTATGTATAACCTAGGGGTCGGCTGGCTAACGAGAGGCACGATCTACACCGCTGTTAGACTAGGCGGCTGGGCTAGTTACAAAAGAAAATGACCGCAGATCCAGACAATTTATTTGAGGTAACCGTCTTAATTATACTTATTTTATTGATTATCGGAATTATTCTGTTAGAAAAGCGTTGATGACCAACGAACAAATTAAAGCTATCCAAGCAAAGATTGGAACTGAACCAGACGGATTCTGGGGCGAAAAGTCTATATCGGCTTGTAAAAACTACCTGCGTAGACTAATGGATAATAGTCGCGATAGCTTGTATATTCCTAAACAAGATCAGTTAAGTTTAACAGGAGCATATGGAGCTGCTGGGGATGAATCTAGGCTAGTTAATCTTGATGTATTTGGGCTAGGACTAAGATATGAAGGGCAACCTGTTAAAACGATTAGGGTTAATAAAGCCTGTTCGGAATCGCTTAATAAAATTTTACGTGAACTAGCTACTACTCCAGAGGGTAAAATAGCTTTAAGCCAGTATGCTGGATGTTATAACAATCGGGCTATGCGTGGCGGATCGTTACCATCTTTACACGCTAGGGGTGCTGCAATCGATCTTATGGCGGCGACTAATCGTAATAAGCAACATTACCCATCTAGTGCGGATATGCCATTTAGCGTTATAGAAGTATTCGCCAAACATGGATGGCTTAGTGCTGGGGCTTTTTGGTCACGGGACGCGATGCATTTCCAGAGAACGAAATAGACTTAACAAATCGATCATATGACCGCACTAAAGATACCTAAACAAATAGAGATAGGGGGCAGGATTATAACGATTAAAGTAGATCATAACCTAGATGATTTCGGTCAGTATCATGCGGACGATAGGAAGATCCTACTAGGTCACAAAGCTACGTTATCGAGGGCAGTCTTAGTCGAAACTATCCGTCACGAGATGGTTCACGCTGCATTGGATATAGGCGGAGTTAGCTATAATAAAGTCATGGAAGAGGAGAGTATTGTTAGATGTTTAGATACTTTGTTTCATCCGAGTTGGGAGAAAGTTAGATCAACCTTAATTAAATAATATATGTGGGAAAAATCTATATTTATGGCGGATTCCCACGGGGATTTGGTATGTCAGAAAACACTTAAAAAGTTCTATTCGTTTATGGATGAATGGAAACCAAAACATCGGGTGCATCTTGGAGACGTATGGGATTTTAGAGCATTACGCATGGGTGCATCTAACGAGGATAGAGCGGATTCCATCAAAGTAGATTATCAAGCGGGTATCGAGCTATTAAAACAATTTAAGCCGAGTATGCTCACCCTTGGAAACCATTGCGATAGATTGTGGCGTATTGCATCAGAGCATAGCAACCGCACCTTGGCGGACTTGGCAGCTTGTAAGGTTGATGAGACCGAGGAGTTCTTTCGTAAGCAAAAGATACAATGGACACCTTGGAACGTCCGTAAGACACTTAAAATAGGCAATCTAAGCATTATGCACGGATTCAAGACGGGTCTAAACCACGCTAAAGCACATTTTGCCATGTATGGTAGTTCAATTTACGGGCATTGCCACACCCCGACCGATTACGTTGCAGCCCACTTAGACGGCGGCTCGTCTCATTCCGTAGCGACTATGGCGGATATCGACAAAATGACTTATGCGGATCATCACGGAGCTAAACTAGGCTGGCGTAAGGGCTGGGCATACGGATTACACAACACTAAAACTGGTGCGTTTCGTATTTACCACGCTACGGAAGAGGATGGTCAAATCGTTTCACCTCACGGAATACTATGAAAAAGACAACTAAAACACTAGATATTTGGGAAAAGATTAACTCGATCATTGGCGAGGAATCTAAACCAATCCAGCCCGATGAATTTACATTGGCTCAGATTAGCGAACAACTGGCTAGTAATGGTCAAAAGCTAGGCGAGAGTGCGTTAAATCGCAAAATGAACCAACTACTAACGGACGGCGTTATTACCGTGCGTAAGGCTGCGGTTAATGGTCGCCAGGCTAAGATATTCCGATTCGTTTAGGTCGCCAAATATGACGTTTTATAACGGATTAAGCGGATATGTCGTCAGTAGTGACGTATTAAACCGCGAGAAAGTTGCATAAAACGCAACCAACCCGTTACAAAACGTCACACGTTGAATAGATGCGTTAATTTACTGAACATCCGTGACAAATCTTAACGGATTGCTTGGTTTATCATATTCAAAATAACCCGTTTTTAGTCCGTTTTACAATACAATAGCACGGGTTTTCGTCCGATAAACTATCCATTATGGATGTTTTAACCATATTGTCGACTTGGACTATTTGGTCAGATTTGAAATTATTTTAACTAATTTGAAAAAAGAGCTTGCGGGTTTCAAATCTATACTTTATCTATCCGTTCGACATGACCTTAAACAACCTACTAGTTATCCAACGCCGATTCAGATCCACCAAGGACAACACGGCTATATTCTGGGCAACTAATCATGTAACAATCCGAGACGGCAACCAATCTCTGTTAGATCGTTACGTCAAACATCTACGCCGATGCCATTTTCTACAAAACCTAATAACCAACGAACTAAACGAACATGAAGAATACATTAGAGCAGGAATTAAAACAGATCAGACGCAGAAAGAACTCGATGCGGAATTTGAAGAATAAACCAGACCGAAAAGAGTTATATTTCTTAGTAGTATCCGCCTTGGTCGCGGGTGTAACTATCGGAATTATCGCATGGTCAGTAATCTTAATCATTAACAAATAATAACATGGAAAAGCAATTCACAGGCAAAGTTAGCCAAATGAAAACATCTAGCAAATTTCTAGCTAGCGAGGATTTTATTGGGCTAGGAGAAATCGAAGTAACCATTAGCGGCGTATTTGAACACGCTGACGAGGTTATGCAGGACGGTAAAAAGAAGTCATTCTATTCAGTCGGATTTAACGACAAGCCGAAACGGATGGTTCTAAATGCAACTAACCGCAAAACCCTTGCAGCTTGTTTCGGAGCGGATACTACTAAATGGATTGGCAAGAAGGTATCGCTATACGTCCAAGACGGAGTCAGAAATCCTGCTGGCGGTGCGACTGTATGCGGTCTACGTCTAAAGGCTAAACCCGATGCGGAACTACTCAAAGCTAATCGGGCTGCAATGACAGGGGGTGACCAATGATCTTCTACGGCATTAAGACGGGTATTCCGTTCGATCTATACCGATCAGACGATATTACGCCGAAAGATACGATTCAGACCGTAGCGGATAAGGCTATCTCCAAATCGCTCATTTGCAACTTCATAGAAGATCCATGGAGCTGGAAAAACGCACCTCCACGCGAAAAGACCGCAGCTATGTCGGCTGGTAGTCTACTGGATTGTTTACTAACCGAGCCGCATCAGTTTGAGAACCGATACGTTATGTCCGAATATGCTGAGTTTCGCTCCAATGAGTCTAAAGCGTGGCGTAGCGAGATGGAAGCAGCCGGCGTGACTGTATTAAAGGAAAGTGATCTAAACGTCGCACAAGCGCAGTTGGACGCTATTAAAGCTAAACCAGAGGCAGCGGCGATACTCAAGGGCGCACAGTTCCAAGTTGCGTTTAGACACAAGACTAGCTATCCATTCGCGTCTAAGGGACTAATCGATATCCTACCCGATGACGGCGAAACCATCGTAGACCTAAAGACCTGCACCGCATCCGCTTTAGAGTCCAAACGATCACTAGCCAAGCACATTTACGATTGGATGTATCACGTCCAAGCTGGTGCTTATTGTGACGGATACTCAATCGCGAGCGGAGAAGAACGTAATAGGTTTAAGTTTATCTTCGTAGCATCAACCGCACCGTATCGGGTCGCAGTAGTAGAACTACCAATCCGAGCTATTATGCTAGGGGCGGATATTTACAGGCTGGGAGCGCATAAATTCGCAAACTGCCTGGAGCAAAACTATTTCCCATCGATCTGGGACGGAGAGATCGAGCTAGACGTGCCAGAGTATGCTTACCAAGACTAAAATTATGACAATGTATAGTTACCCAAACGAATCCGCGATGAGACAAGCGCACCCGTATCTAGCTAATCACCTTGCGACTATTGCGACCGTATTAGCTGATACTGCAACGGCTCAGACTAACTCAACCATCTATCAATGGAGGGTAAACTAATGCAAATCCAATATGTTCTAACCAAAGCCGAATGGGATGATTACCATGAGGCTAATCATATTCTAACAAAGATTAAATCTATCTTGTCTACATCAGGCATATACAATCACGAGCTATCTATCCCAGCTATGACGATGTATTTAGTCGCTAAAAATGACGAATTAAACGCATCACATAAGACGCTTAAGGAAGTCACCGAGCAGCGGGACATGCTGGCGGAGGCTTTAATAAATTGTATGCCATTCATCTCAGGAGAAGGATGCGGAGAATACAGTGACGCAAAAGAAGCCCTCCAATCCCTAACCCCGAACGCAAAACCATGAACAACACACCGACACCGAAATTAACCGTCTATGAAAACAGAGGCGGCGAAGTATGGGAGAGACAACCAGATGGACGCAGAGAACTATTTGCGGAGGACATCATTCGTAAATTAACCACTCAGGAACTTGAGCTAACCGCAGCACGGGAGGAACTGGTTGAAACACGAAAGGATTTTATGTGCTTAGCTGAACTTTTAGACGGGCATGACGCAACCGAGTGTAGGATGAATTTAGTCAGGCTAAAGGAGCAGCTGGACAGGCTGGCGGAGGCTATCCGAAAACACAAAACCACATTGCGATTTGCTCCAGACTTTTGCGACGTAGAACTTTACGAAGCCCTCCAATCCCTAAACCCAGATCATACTGTTGATGCCAACGATATGATCGCAGACGTGAAAGGAGGGAGCGATGACTTTGACCAATTCAGACCTTTTGACTTCTGAGAACGCTGGGGGTATGGCGCGGGAACTAGCCGCGCAGGACTCCGATAACACCACCGACATCAACGGCTAGTTCCCGTTGCCATCACTCCCTTGTTAGCCTTCTTGATTTTATGAGCAGATACGGATACAATTCAGACCACCGCCAAGGCGAACGCGACTTCGAGCGCAATGGACGCTATGGCTACGACGAAAGCCGATACCTTGGTTATGACCGCGAATCCCGCGACTACCAAGACGGATTCGATGAGGCTCGTCGCGCCGATGAGCGCAGGCGGGAAGAACGCGAAGCAGAAGAGGCCGCTGAGAGACGAGCGGAATATCTGGCCGAAGAACGCCGCCGCGAAATGCAGCGCGAGGAAGACGAACGCTACGAGCAAGCCATTCTTGAGAATGAGCAGGCCGAAGCGGAATCTGAGGCTAACAGCCAAGCTGACCGACCGCAAGGTTTGGTCTAGCGACCTGTTCGATTTAATTTAACCAACCAACCGAACAATGAACACACCAACACCGAAAATAATACAATTACTAATGTCACCTAATGACTCCGTATGGCAAGGAGTTCTGCTTGGTCTTGGAGATGACGGAGCAACATATCATTGCCAAGGAGATACATGGCAACTTTACATACCACCATTGGAGCTACAAGATAAAGCCACCGAGCAGCGGGATGAATACAAAGCTGCTTTGCAGTCAGCGGATAATCACAATCACGAAATTGCAACTAAGCTAGAAATAGTCACCGAGCAGCGGGACGAAATGACTCTGCGATGGGAGCTAACAAACGATTCCCTTTTCGACAAACGCGCTCTGGCGGACAGGCTGGCGGAGGAGCTAACCACAACACAGCAAGCTCACGATGTTGTCGTTTTAGCGTTTCGTAAAGTTGATGCCGAACTAACCGCAGCACGGGAG